AACTTCTTCTTGGCCTCAGTAAGTGCCAAGATCTCCTTCAGTGCTTCCTCTGGGAGAGCTTGGAGGTTCATGGTCCGTTAGACCACCTTGTTAATCGCAGGAGCCAAGGTCCCAAGACCCTGTTGCGGCATTGGCATCGCTCTGGGCGGTGTTGTCAGTAATGGGTTTGCCACAACTGTTGGTTTTAGTTGACCCAAGGTCACCGGACCTATCTGCGTATATGGAGATAATCCAGATGGCGAAACAGTTCCGGGAAGCGTGGTCACAGGAGAAACAGGTGTGGTCGGTGCATCAGGAAACGGAGTCTGAAACGGATCAATAACGCACTGACCCTTTTCCGCATCGAACTTATACCCTGCGGGGCATGGATCTTCCGGTCCTTTTACATCCTCAACCGCAACAACCTCCGTTGGACCGTCGTCACTTTCGTTGATCTTTTCTTGCTGCGCTTCCATCGCTTCTTGTGATCTCTGCGCTACGTCAGCCATATATTCGTCAACCTGCTCCTGAGTCATAGACTTGCCAGGACCAAACATCTGCTCTCTTGGCTCGTACTCGTTACCTAACGCCGATCCCAAAATACCACCGCTGGCTATAACTCCCGCTAATCCAGTCGGTGCTTTACCAGACCCAAGAGGCGTTGCGCCTACAGCGTTGGACGCCGCACCAATGCCATACTTGAAGATTCCCTTCTCCGCAGCAGCTTCAGCCTCTTCCTTCGTCACGTATCCGTCGTTGTTGACATCAGCTTCCACGCCACCAGCAGATCCAAATACTTCGCCCGAAATCCCCGGCCCACCGCCGTCGTACATATCTATATCCGGTGGAATCCAAACACCCTGCTGGTTGTAATATCCATATCCCAAAGCATTCGGCTTCTTGTCCCCACCGTCTTTCGGTGCAGCTTTAGCCGCAGTTCCGGCCTCTGTGGTCGTCGCCGTTCCCGCCGTCGTCGCACTCTCCGTCAACTGACCTGGTTTATATGTCGTCGTGTCCGCTGTGTTTACCGTTGTCGTAACTGGCTCAACACCACCCGTTTCAACAGGAATCAATTCCGTGCTCTCTTTCGTGCCCGTCGCAACGCTGATACTTCCGTCGTCGTTTCGAGTTACATCCCCGCTGCCACTCGCTCCAATACCCGCAGCGTAAGTAGCCTCACCCGTATCCGTTGGAACTACCAGATCCTGACCCACGCTAATAGTGTTTACATTCGTAATCTCTGGATTTGCCGCCGCAATCGCTGCAACAGATGTGTTGTTATCCGCCGCAATCTTCGAAAGACTATCACCCGACTTAACCTTTACGTTCTTTTTCTTGTCATCCGATTTCGCTGTCGTCGTAACTTTGGGCTTATCGTCCGACTTCTTTGTCGTTGTTTTAGCCGCAGTGGTAGTGGTGGTCGTCGCCTTGGTCGAGGCATCAGCCATCTTCTTGTCATAACTTTTGTCAGCAAACTCAACCTTCTGAAGACCCTTGCCCTCAATGTTTACAGCCTGACCATGATACCCAGCCTTCGATGCCTCCGTCAGATTCTTAAAGGTAGGAGTCTCCGTCTTCGAAGAACTAGAACTAGAAGAGCTAGAACCGCTGTCCGAGGAACTAGAACCGCCGCCTCCACCGCCGCTCGGCTCACCCATGAAAACTCTACGATCAAATAACGGATTAAACAACGAGTACCGCATTAGCTAACTCCTAAACTATAGTTCGAACCAACAAGATTATATCCTCTCTTGCCCAATATACGATTAAACTTATCTACGTTTATACCAGAATCTTGACTCAGGTAAACCATCTTTGCATCCTCAAGCCTCGCCCACTCCTCAAACAAACCCAATAACACCAAACCAACACCCACCTTCCGGTACTCTTCTCGAACATACCATAACACATCTCGAGCAAATTTGTCAGAACTAAAATAAAAATCACTCGTGTGACCCGCAAATACACCAACAGGACGATCCTCATCCAACGCAATCATCAATACATGACCATCCTCAACAGCAAATTTCCTCGCTACTTCCAACAACTTCTCCTCGTCAAACTCAACCAAGCCACGAAAAGAACTCTCCTCAAACGCCAACCGACCCATCTCACAAAACGCAGTCTCAACAACCTCGCTCAACTCACCACGCAATATCTGATAACCAACCAATAAACTATACCCCCAGTTCGTTGTCCTTGGACCACGGTACAATAAACCCAAATGAAAATATACCCGCAATTTTTTCTGGGCCATAGGGACCCGTGACTTGTTTGCTGCATACAAGTCCAATGAAACTAGGCCCGAATGAATTTAAAATACCAACTATATAGTACGCATGCACACATATAGTCCCCCCAAATAGGGGGGATAGGGGGTCGAGGCCCTCGGATCTATGCTGCAATGCGGCAAAGTAACCCCTAAAAATGCTGCACTGCATAACGTCAGCAGCTGACATTATTTTAAAAAACTTGTAAAAAATTTAAATTAATTGTGTTTTAGCTATTGACTATTTGGTAAAAATAATTATCTTGTTACTTGTAACAAGCGTTACATAACTCAATTAGAAGGGAATACAAAATGAATAGACTTGAAACACTAGGCAAAATCTCACAGCTAAAAGCCGAGATTGATAAGCTAACCTTAGAGCACAATGCACTTAGAGAAGAAGCAGTGCGTAAGGGATACGCTGTTTGGGTGTTCACTAAGAATGGACAGCTGTCAAACAAAGCACCTGATATGCAATGGTGGAAGGAACATAGGAAGGAGTCATTCGCTAAGTTATGTGAAAAGACTAAGAACCCTAGTCATCCAGATCATTCAAAGTTCTGGAAAAAGCCGAGCAGAATATTCAAAGCAATCGAATACACTGCTTAATCAATCGGGAGGCTACGGCCTCCCACTCAACCAAAGAAAGGGAATACAATGGCACTACATTATGATCTAACAGACGTTAAAGCAGATTGGAAATCTGATGACGTATGGCCTACAACCCATGCATTGATCATGGGGACTATGTCAGTAGGCATGAACTCGATTACTGAAAAGAACTGGAAAGAGTTCTATACTCGGTGCTACATGATCGAACGAATTCATGGGGCATGGCGTTACAATTCTAGAGGGGAACCCATCACGGTAAAACCTGAAGAAGTCAAAGAGCATATCGGTCTAGGCACCAATGCTTCAACCTACACTAACGCCGAGTTTAAAAAGTCAATCGACGAACGCTTTCGTGAAGGTGCTCGAGTAATGTTAAAAGGCCACTAAAATAAAACTTGTGCCCCGCTTTAAAGTGGGGCATACTAAACTTGTTCAATTAGGAAAGAAAGGAAACACAATGCCTAGAACATCATTTGGAAAAACCCGTCCAGTCGATCAACCATATGCTGAGTATGCTGCAAACAATTGGGGTGAGGGAGGCACTGTTTGGAGGGTGTTGAAAACTTACAAGCATTCATCGGTTGAAGGTAAAGATCCGTATGCTCGATGGTTTGTCGCGGGTAAATCTCCAGGCACATACGGATCTTGGGAGTATGGTGATATGTATGCTCGAGATATAAAATCATATGCTGAGTTTGTGGACGGAGATCCACAATGGCGTGACGAATACAGCGTTTAGTCTATTGGTGTCCAGCCTCGAGGGGCTGGCATCCAATGCACTCAACAAGAAAGGAAACGAGATGTATGAAGTAAAGTTGGAAATAGATTCCATAAACTATCAAGTGCTTTGCGTAGTAGAACCACCAGCTAAAGGGGAATGGGGAGACGCGAAAACATTTTGCGCTAAAAAGGACGGCTTTAGTTTTGCACTACACAGGGCATGGAGATTCTCCGAAGGCGTAGCGTTTGGGATCAAAGCAGCACAAAATTGGTATGACGCAACAAGCCCAACTCAAGAGCAATGGTCAGAGTTAGATGAGATAGCAGCAAAGCTAGATCGTGATACCATGAAAAAGAAATCAAAGGAGGCAGTGTAATGAAACATATACTCGATGTACTCGCGTCACTTGGCCTAGTGGTATTACCACTAGGCGCAACGATCATAGTCTGGATCTTGATAGCCAAAGAAATAATAAGGATAATGTGATCCCCTGGCCCTTGGGAAATGGGCCTCCTTTCTGCAACGCGGCCTGGTTTATCCAGGCCGCAAAGCATTTAAAAGGAAGGCCGCAAGGCGCAAGACGCAAGGCCGCAAGACGTACGAAAAACTTACAAGCCTTAATAATTATTTACTTGTGTTCTACATACAATAGTTTAGAATAATCTTGAGACAGCAGAAAAGGAGATCTCAAACATGTATAATTTTAGAGACTACATGGTCAAAGAATATCAAATGGCAGATACTAGAGCCTTTGATCTGGACCTAGCAATTGACAAGTTGCACAGCGCACTTGCTCAAATGGATCACTACAATCTTGGAATTATCCGGAATAATTTCCCGGGCCTATTGGATGCCGCGTCACTATGGGCAGACCAAAATCCAGGAATGAATAATTTTAAAGGTGAGCAATGATACAAGAATATCCGACAGTTAGAATGAATGAAAAGTTTGAACAAGCTTTTGATGTTCTAAAAAATGTTTATATGTTCATGCACGAAGACGACGAAGCTTTATATTTTAAACATATTATTACTCGCGAATATATAAAGGTTCAAAAATGAACAGTGCCATTTTATATGAAGGGCCAAGTCTATTAGATGACAAGCCTATTGTAGTTGTTGCGGTTTACTCCAACCGCAACACAAAAACCGGGCACGTAGTCCAAACATATATTTTATGTAAGGATCTAAACCCAATGGAAGCCAGCAAGACCGGTGCAGATTTTTCTATTTGTGGCTCTTGCATTATGCGTGGCGAAGCAACGACGGATCCCAAGCGCAAGCTTGCAAAGGGCCGTCGTTGCTACGTCAAACTATTTCAAGGGCCGTTGATTGTTTGGAAGTCTTACAAGGCCGGGCGATATCAACCCGGCAATGCAACGGACATGGGCCGGGGTCGTTTTGTAAGGCTAGGAACATACGGAGATCCGGCGGCGGTTCCACAATATGTTTGGAACAATCTATTAAAGGAAGCTTTAACCTGGACAGCATACACACACCAGCCCGGCGAAATGTCCGAGATCTGTATGCAATCCGCGGATACTTACCAGGAAGCACAGGAACACTGGGCCGCTGGTCGTCGCACTTTCCGAGTAATTAAAGATCTATTGGACCTGGACAAAGCAAACGAAATACTTTGTCCAGCTTCTAAAGAGGCTGGCCGTCGGGTCCAATGCACAGCTTGCAAGCTTTGCAAAGGATCCAGCAAAGCAAAATCAATAGCAATAGTAGAACATTAAAGGGGAGGGCCTCGGCCCTCTTTCCTTTTGCCCAGGCTATCGCTATCATGGGCCAAGGCGCAAGGCGCAGGGCGCAAGATCCCTTCGAGCACAGGGCGCAAGGCGCAGAACAAAGCCGCAGGACTCTCGAACCGAGATCCAAGGGCGCAAGACAGGCCGCAGGACGACAAAGCGGCCCCCTGATCACCCCGAAATAAAAATAGATCACGCTCCTTGGCCCTCTTTACTAAGTAAAAACTAGCCCCTCCTCGAGCGTAATAGGCCATATTCCAAGCAACTTGGTGGGGAGATATATTTACCTTGTTGCTTTTTGCTACCTTCAACTCCATCCAGAACGGCAACCCATCCCAGACCATGTGCACATCAGGCACACCACCGCCATGCTTGTTCTCAATCCTAGTTGCAAAACATTTTTTAGGTAGGTTCGTCCTGATCGATTGCCAGAAGTTCGCCTCTGGTCCCTTGCTCATCTGTTACATCCTCCGCTGTACCATCAATCACAAATGCTTGAGGGTATTGTTTTTGGAGAGCGGCTAATCGAGCAGTGATCTCATCTCTAGACAGTTGGTCAATTGTGTTGATTGTTTCGCGTCTATCGATAGTCAATCCACCAAGAGCAGATCTTATTTTCTCAGCATTGATAGCAGCAGAAAACTGCCCTGCATCTTCAGCACCAAGAGATAATTTATGTAGTCGTTCGAGTTGACCAATAGTTGTGACACCATAGCGTCGTTCTCTTTCTTCTCTCAGTTCTTGGATGTACTCAACAACATGCGGATAGTCTCGACCGTTCAGAAGAACAGAAGCCTGTTTGTTGGCAAGGTCAGGTGCATACCCTGCCTTCCTTGCACATTCAGTATTCGAATATATCCCTTCGACGATGTGTCTTGCAAAAGTTCTTTGTCGATTGGTCAACTGGCGACCATGTTCTTTTTCAATAGATTTTGCTATGCTCGGCATACGCCCCTCATTTGTATGTCTACCACAATTTAATCCAAGAAATATTTTTTATCAATCAGTTCTATATAGGAGTTTTCTTCCCAGAAACGTACTCACTGTACTCACATTGTACTCAGAACAGGGCAGTTTGAAACAAGTATACTTGACTTGAGTACGTTTGAGTACGCTGAGTACACTAAATTTGAATGAA